AATTAGGAAAGTGCGTGAAGTCAAGAAGGAAAAGAATCCTTCAGGCGTTATGTTTGTTACTAAGGTAGATGAGTTCTTTATCTATAATGATAAAGGAGTTACTACTAAACCAGGCGCATATGTAGCACCTGAAAATCAACAAGGGTTGAAGATAACAAAAGACGCTATAGCATACGCACCAAGTGGTTTGGTAGATCATGATAAGAATATAGCATTATCATATTTACATAAGGCTATTAGGCCAGCAAACCAATTAAGAATGATGGAGAACGCAGTAGTAATTTACCGTATTACAAGAGCTCCAGAAAGAAGAATATTTTATGTAGATGTTGGTAACCTTCCTAAGATGAAGGCAGAACAATACATGAAAGACATCATGGATCGTTATAGAAACAAGTTAGTATATGATGCTAACACAGGCGAGATCCGAGATGATAAGAAGTTTATGTCTATGTTGGAAGACTTTTGGTTACCCAGAAGAGAAGGCGGGACAGGAACAAGCATTGATACTTTGCCAGCAGGTGCGAACCTAGGGCAAATTGAAGACGTTGAATACTTTCAACGGAAATTGTATCAATCCTTAAACATTCCTGTATCGAGATTAGAACAACAGGCTGGACTTAATTTTGGTAGAGCAGCTGAGATAAATCGAGACGAGATGAAGTTTACAAAATTCATCATCAAGTTAAGAAGAAAGTTCTCGGTTATGTTAGGCGATCTTTTGAAGACGCAGCTCTTACTAAAAGGTGTTTTAACTGAAGACGATTGGCAAGGTATCAAAGACGATATAGAATTTGAATTTGCCACAGATGCTTACTACACAGAGTCTAAGGAACAAGAAATTCTTAGAAGTAGAGTAGAAGTATTAAATGGTCTTGCAGCTTATATAGGAACATTTTTCAGTAAGCGTTACATACAGAAGAATGTGTTAATGTTAACAGACGAGGAGATTGATACAATAGAAACTGAGATTATGGCAGAGCCACAATACAGTAGACAATATCAATGGAGTCCTCTCCAACAGGTACAGGGAGATCAACCAGCACCTGAAGGTAATATAAGTAATGATGTACCAGGCGAAGGAAACCCAGAGCCAGGTCCAGACCAATAGGAGTATAAATAATGGCAGATAAAGCAATTTCAGATATGTTAGACAATATGATCGCTAATAAAGCATCAGATGTACAGCAGAACTTTAATGATATAATGCAAGCACGAACAGGTGAAGCTTTAGATACATTAAGGCAGGAGAAGGCACAAGATGTTTTTAACAAGCATGTGGTTGATCCTAACATGGAACCACAAGGTGTTAGTTTAGACGACGCACTTGTGGATATAGACCAAACAACAGGCATGCCTGTAGCAGGAGAAACAAATGGCGAAGACATTTAAAGATTTTAGAAACGGGACACTTACCGAAAGTCCTGTTGACGGTGTAGCTAAAGGCTCACTGGATGGAGATAAACATTTATGTGCATCAAAAATTATGCACAAAGAATGGAACGAAGGTACACCTATTATTGGTGAACATGCAGAACCAGTAGACGGAACAGTCTCTTGGTATAAAGTAATGTTTGAACACGGTATAGAAACAGTTGAAGTGAATGATCCTAATGTGGAGATCTTAGAAGAAGGCCCACACATGAACCACAAGAAAAAATCATATTAATCTAATTTAAAGGAAATCACATGGCAGTCACAGTAAATAACTTAAAACTAACCCAAGTCCAGGGTGTAGTATCTGTTAGGGGGACTGGCGCAACAGGAACAATTACTTTAGCTACAACACTAAAGAAATCTACTGAGACACAAAGCTCCCCAGCAGTGAATATAAAAGGACTTCATTGGACCTTATCTAGCGGGGCTAGTGCTAAGGTTCAACGCAACTCCGTCGTACTCTACGAACTTATGGAAAGTGGAAACACGGAATTTTACGGTTTTGCAGACAATTCAGAAAACACATCAGATATAGAAGTAGTTATAGCCGGCGGAGCTGGCGGAACTGTTATAGTAGATTGTGCTAAAGTTTCTGGATATGGCTCACAACAACACCAAGACGCACCACTAGACACCAACGATTCAGGTAGTGTTTATGACGGTGGAAGTCTAGGGTAACGGAGAAACAAATGAGACTTATTAAAGAATTTAACGAGAGTATTAATTACCTCACAGAAGAAACTAAGGACCCTAATAAACCTAATGTTTATATTGAAGGTGTGTTCTTACAATCTGATTTAAAAAATAAAAACGGCAGAGTCTATCCTAGAGAGATCATGCAGAGAGAAGTTAACAGATATGTAGAAGAGTCTGTTAAAACAAAACGAGCTTACGGAGAGTTAGGACACCCAGAAGGTCCTACAGTAAACTTAGACAGAGTATCTCACATGATTACATCTTTAAAAGAAGACGGCACCAATTGGATTGGTCGTGCCAAAGTAATGGATACGCCTATGGGGCGTATTGTAAAAGAACTTATTAGCGAAGGCGCTCAACTTGGAGTAAGCTCAAGAGGATTGGGCTCTTTAAAAGAGAGAAATGGCATTAATGAAGTACAAGATGACTTTATGCTTGCCACGGCAGCAGATATTGTTGCAGATCCTAGCGCTCCAGACGCTTTTGTATCCGGTATTATGGAAGGAAGGGAATGGGTTTTTGTTAATGGTAAGTGGACAGAACAAGATATTGAGGAAAGTCAAGCAATAATTAATGGAGCTAATCAGAGAGATCTAGAAGAAGCTAAAATTGCAGTTTTCAGTAGTTTTCTTGATAAACTGTCTAAAATATAATAGAAATCTGTATAAATATAAATAGTTTATTAGATTATATTAAAATTAAATAATCCTAAGAGGAGAGTAACATGGGAGTAGAATCCAAAATCAGAGAACTTCTAGAAGGCAAGTTGCAAGACGACGCTGTAGAAGTACTTGACGAACTAGCGGCAAATCGTCCACTAGATAAGTCAAGCAATGGCGATGCTAAACCACCCCTACAAGGTAACTCTAATCCAAACCCAGAACAGCAAGACCTAAGTGGTTCAAGCAACCCTGAAGGCGGATTAACAAGCCCAGTAGGAAAGGAAGCGTCAGCAAAAGCTGGTAGTGCCCCTAGACCTTCAAACTCAGGTGCTGGTAAAGCGCCAAACTATAACGACGGTGAGGCAACTCAAAGCGTTGTAGCACAATCATCATCTAAAGGTAATGTACATCAGGAAGAAGTCGAAGAGACTGAAGACGAAGTACTAGAAGAAACACCTGTTTCTGAAACTGAAGAAGAAATTGTTGAGGAAGAAGTAGTCGAAGGCGAAGAAGTAGAATATGTTGAAGAAGGCGAAGAAGAAGTTATTGCTGAGGAAGAAGAGTCCGAAGTAGAAGCATCTGATGAAGACGAAACAACAGAAGAAACTTTATTCGAAGAGGACATTGCTAACTTGTTTGCGGACGAGGAGCATCTTTCAGAAGAATTTAAAACACAAGCAGCTTCGTTATTTGAAGCAGTGGTTGTGTCGCGAGTCAATGAACAAGTACAGTCTATTGAAGACGAACTTGTTGAGGAAGCCAATAAGGCTTTTGACGAAGCGAAAGAAAAGCTAGTTGAAAACATCGACAAGTATCTGTCTTATTGTACAGAGCAGTGGATGTCAGAAAACGAGCTTGCTGTAGAAAACGGTTTACGCAACGAAATTACTGAAAGCTTTATTAAAGGCTTACAGACAGTCTTCACAGAACATTATATTGATGTTCCAGAAGATAAATTCGATGTGTTAACTTCTCAAGCAGCACAAATTGATGAGTTAAAATCTAAGTTAGACGAAGAGATTAACAAGTCAGTTGCAATCAGCGAAGACAGAGAACAACTACAGAAGGAAAGAATTTTTCGTTCCGTGGTTAACGATCTAGCTGAAACTGAAGTAGAGAAATTTGCAAGTTTAGTTGAAGGCATTTCATATGACTCCGACGACAAGTATGTTTCAAAACTTAATGTTATCAAGGAAAATTACTTTCCAAAAGCGAAAGCTGATGATAGTGATAAGCTAGAAGATAGCGTTGATCAGGGAACTTTAACAGACAATAGTGTAATGAGTAGATATGTCGAAGGCATTTCTCAAGCAGCTAAGTTTGATAAGGTTAAATAATAATTTTTTATAAATAGTATAGTTATAAAACATAACAAACAAAGTAAAACAAGGAGAAACTGATGTATCTTTCAGAAGAACTACAAAAGAAGTGGAGCCCAGTTTTAGAGCATCCTGAACTCACAGAGATTCAAGATCCTTATAAAAAGGCTGTTACCACAGTAGTCCTAGAAAACCAAGAGAAAGCACTCCGTGAGGAAAAAGCAGCTCTTTTCGAGGCTACACACGCTAACCAAACAGGCGCAAGCGTTGACAACTATGATCCAATATTGATCTCACTAGTTAGACGTGCTTTGCCTAATCTAATGGCATACGATGTTTGTGGAGTACAACCAATGTCTGGACCAACTGGTCTAATCTTTGCAATGAAATCTCATTACAGTTCACAAACTGGAACTGAGGCTTTATTCAACGAAGCAGACACTGATTTCTCAGGTGCAGGAACACACGCTGGCGGTAACCCCGTTGACGGTTCTTACACTACAGGAAATGGCGTATCTACAAGCACTGCAGAAGGATTTGGAGACTCAACTACACTAAACGAAATGGCATTCTCAATCGAGAAGACTACTGTTACGGCTAAGTCCAGAGCATTAAAAGCTCAGTACACCGTAGAGCTAGCTCAAGATTTGAAAGCTGTTCATGGTTTAGATGCAGAATCCGAACTTTCTAACATCCTCTCTCAAGAAATCCTAGCGGAAATCAACAGAGAAGTTATCAGAACAATCTACAAAGTAGCAAAAACTGGTTCAGCCAGCACAGCTACTGCCGGAACATTCGACTTAGATGTCGACAGTAACGGAAGATGGTCTGTAGAAAGATTTAAAGGTCTTTTATTCAATATCGAACGCGACGCTAATGTTATAGCACAAGACACAAGACGTGGAAAAGGTAACTTCATCATCTGTTCATCAGATGTTGCAAGTGCTCTTTCAATGTCAGGCGTACTTGACTATGCACCAGCTTTAAGCACTAACTTAAATGTTGACGACACAGGCAACACTTTCGCAGGTGTACTTAACGGTAGATATAAAGTATATATTGATCCATATTCAGCAAACACTGGAGCTGCTAGCCAGTTCTATGTTGTTGGTTATAAAGGCACAAGCCCTTATGACGCAGGTCTTTTCTACTGTCCATATGTACCACTACAAATGGTTAGGGCTATTGACCCAGCTACTTTCCAACCTAAAATTGGTTTCAAAACTAGGTATGGAATGATTGCTAATCCATTTGTAATGCAGAGTGACGGAACAACTGACGGTGATACATTCACAGCAGACCGTAACCAGTACTACAGATCAGTTAAAGTTACAAACTTAATGTAATTAGACTTTCTAGGAATAGAATTAAAGCGGGCTACTTAGTAGCCCGTTTTTTTGATTAGAATTTATTTTTGATTTACAAATTCATATAGTTCTTTTGCAACTGTAATAACATCGCTAGCTAAGATACTTTCACTAGGTAGTGGTTTCTTATCGTTAGGATTGTTATCATTGTGTACATGGATAGCGTCTGCTTTCCTATGTAAGTTTAGTTCTAAAAGTCCTTGTGCTTGACCAAGCAAGTCGGCTCGTATTTCAAAGCCTGATTTATTCTCTGACATATTATTCTCCTGTGTGTGTGTCAATCCAAATTATTTTGGACATACTATATATACAAATGGTATTCGTCCTTCTTTACATATGGTTAGACATAAAGTATTATAAATACTAATAAGACGAGGAAACAATTATGGCATATAGCAAAAAGGTAGTAGATAGATTTGAAGATGTTTTAAATAACCCAGCAGCACATGGAGTAGGAAGGTTTGATCCAAACGATCCTAACATTGCAACCGGAATGACGGGAGCACCAGCATGTGGAGATGTTATGAAACTAGATTTAAAAGTAGATCCTGATACAGATGTTATATTAGATGTTAAATTTAAAACTTACGGTTGTGGTTCAGCTATTGCTAGCTCAACAATGTTCGTAGAAATGCTTAAAGGTATTACAATGACTGAGGCTTTAGCTATTAAAGATAAAGACATAGCTGAGGCACTAGAGTTACCACCTATTAAGTTACATTGTTCTGTATTGGCTGAGGATAGTATTAAGCAAGCTTTAAAAGATTGGGATACTAAGAAGGCACATCGACAGCACAATGGAGAACCAGTTGACAGTTAAATCTTTTAATCCAAATATGATTGCTACATCTAAACCAACAGGTGTAGACTTTACACCCGAAGCTTTAGAAAAAGTAGTAGGTAAAGTAAAAGAAAAAGGAGTAGGCGGTGTTAGATTTGGCCTAACCGGTGGCGGGTGTGCAGGTTTTTCGTATGAATTTGATTACGCAGAACAAGGCAAACCTTTGGACACACCAATTAATTTTGGAGAGTTTACTTTATGGCTAGATCCTTTATCAGAAGAAATGTTAGAGGGTACAGTTATATCTTGGAAGGTAGAAGGATTAAATGAAGGGTTTGAATTTAACAACCCACAACAAACGAGTGCATGTGGTTGTGGTATATCAGTAAGTTTTTAATTAGGAGTATATTATGGCAAAACAATTTAGAAAAGCAGAAAACAGACAAGGCAGTAGAAAAGCATCCAGTATAGGAACTGGTGGTAGAGGTAGAAGTGTTAAAATTAGTACTTCTACAATGAACAAACATAAAAAAAGAGCTACTAAAAAGTATAGAGGACAAGGTAAATGACAACAACCAATATTACGAATGTTTCAGACGCATCGTGGAGTAATAACAACCCTAACGAACTAGATTACTTGCGTCCTAACGCATTTAAGTTTGCTATACATAACATTCCTAATACAAGTTACTTCTGTCAAGCAGCTAACATTCCCGAGATGAATTTACCACCTGCTCTACAGGATACACCCTTTACAACTATACCAACTCCAGGAGATAAGATAGAGTTTGGTACTTTAATGATAAGATTCCTCATACAAGAAGATATGAAGAACTACAAAGAGCTATTTGACTGGATGGTTGGCTTAGGTTTCCCTGAGAACTATAAACA